GCGAGCGGATCATCTGCGAGCGGTCGGTGAGCGACGGGTCGGAGTAGCTCGGAGCCTTTGGTGCGAGTAGCTTAGAGGCCGCCATCGAGGCAGCGGTCGTCGCGATGAACTTGAGCACGAACATCACCGCGTTTGCCGCGGCGACACTCAGCCCGATATCCATCAAAGCGATCCAGACGACGACGGCGACTTGCGGCATAGTTAAAGGCGCCAGCAGGCGGCGCCGTTGAGGTCGAGGAACTCCAGCCCATCGCGGCCCACGAAGGCGGCAGCGTTACCCACGCAGACGCCCAGCCCGATGCCGTTGCCCACATCGCGGGCGATCACGTCACCGCGGCGAGCAAGGCCGATTTGCGTCGGCTCGAGCCCAAGCTCGCGCGCCAACTCCAGAATCCCGCCGGCCTTGTCGATGATGCGCTGCGCGCCGATGCCGGTTGAGTACGTGCCGCGGTAGTGCGCCGCGGGATCTCGGCCCGTTGCCCTCGCGACCCAGTCGGCCGCGAAGAGGCAGCAGTCATTCGCGCCCCACGCGAACGGCTGGCTGCGCCGCTCCTCGATGAAGCGCGCAAGCTCCGCGGGAATGTCGGCAGCCTTCATTCGTAGCCGGTTTCGCCCGTCTTGTCGCCCCCGTTCCAGTTAGTTTGCTGCGTCTGGTTCGGGTTGCCCCAATAGATCGCCTTCTCCTGGATGGCGGTCACGAACTCCAGCCCGAGGTCGCCGGGGAAAAGCGCGGTCTGCTCCTCGTGCGTGTAGCGCACCTCCCGTGGGCGCTTGAAATCAACGAGCCGGTTCTCGGCCGTCATCGTGATGTCCGCGGACTGGCCGTCGTCCGAGATCTGCATCACGTCCATCCGCCCCTGGAACACCGTCACCGGCGACGAGATCAGCGTGCCGGCGGTGGGCGAGAGCGCGCCGAAGAGCACCGTGCAATCGCGGCCTTGGTAATCCTCGGTCAGCGCAAGCGCGATGTTCGCGGTCGGCACGCCCGAGAGCCGCATCGAGATGCCGCGGGCCGCGAGGTCGGTCGTCTCCTCAATCGGCGAGATGCTGCCGAAGGTGCCGATGCCGACGTAGGGAACGCCGGCGTAAGTCAGCGTCCCGTAGCCGGTCCAGAGGCGCGTGTAAGCAGATGGAAAACTAAGCGAGACGAGGATGACCGGCGCTAGTTGGACCGTCGTCACCTCCGTCACCATATCGGCCGAGAGCGTGCGGCCTGCGGTTGTAATGCTCATTGCGCGACGTCCTCCGCGATGGAAAAGCTGATGCCGTAGATGCTCGCGAGCTCAATTGACCACTCGGTGCGCGACTCGGCTAGCCGGAAGACGCCCTTGGCGTTCGAGTAGGCGATCGCGGTCCCGCCGGCGTAGCTCGAGCGCAAGACCGGGAAAAGATCCACGCTGCTCGAGGAGTTGACCTGGACGACCTTGTAAAGCGAGGTCGAGATCTGGAGCCAGTCGCCCACCGCGAAGGTGCCGGTGGCGCCTGAGATGCCGAGCGTCGATGTGTTGGCGGTCGCGCTGCTGACGGTCAGCGTGCCGGTCACGTTCCCACGCGCCGAGGTGTTCGCGTAGTCCTGGAAGTAGAACGTGCCGCGCTGTGCTGCCAGCAGGAACCCGATCACCTCCTCGGCCGCGGCGCGCGTCATCGGCGGGCACTCGACCGAGCCCATCCACGCCTGCCCCGGCCAGTTGTATTGCTGCGTCTGGAAGGTGAACGGCGAGACGTTGCGCGAGGTCGCGCTCATTCCCGAGAGCGTGAGCTTCGAGATGCGGAAAGGCGACGGCGGCGTGAGTGGGTATGAAATTGCCATAGCTTAGGCGAACGCTGCGCGGTAGGCGCCACCACGGCGCACCATATCGGGGATCTCGGCCTTGAGGCGTTTGCGCTCCGTCTCGAGGATCGGCACGAGCTCGGCGCGGGTGACGCCGGCGGCGATGTGGTAATTGACCGTGACGCCAGAGGCCACCGGCGTGCCTCCGTTGGACTTCATCGCGGAGTTGGAGATGATGCGGCCGGAGGTGCCAGGGACAAAGAGCTCGGGCCCGCGCTCGCCGACGATTGCCGGCTGGCCTCCGGTGATCGGTCCACCGTTGGCGAAGAAGGGAAGCGTCTTGAAGAAGGAGCCGATGCCCTTCGCCAGCGGCTCGGTGATCTGCTGCCGGAAGAGCAGCGTGAGAAGGTCGCGAGCAAGCGCCTTGATCGTGTCCCGCAGCTTCTCGCCAGAAAGGATCGCGTTCTCAAAGGCGCTTGCCGTGATCTGGCCGGCCTCAAGCGCAACCTTGCTCTGCTCCTCAAGCAGCTTGTTCAGCTGGGCGGAAACCACGGCCTGCTCCTTGAGCTTGGCGACAATCTGCTCCTGCGTGGCGCCGACCGGACCGCCCACGTCCTTGAAGGCCGACAACGCGACGTTCAGCTGGGAAACCTCGTAGGTCAACGTGCTGTAGCGATTACGCAGGCCGTCGATTAATTCTGCCTGAGACAGCCCGACGCGCTGCGCCTCCGGCAAAGTCTTGTTGAGCTCGCGCTGCGCCTCCACGATCTCCTTGTCGAGAGTGACGCCCGTTTCCTTCGAGCGGTTCAGCATCGCAAGCGCATCCTGCTGAAGCTTCATTCCCTTCGCGGGATCCGTCGCCATTGTCGCGACGGCCTGCTTGAACGTCTCAATTGCCAGCCGACGCGCCTCGTCCGCGGCCTGGCCCTGCGTGACGCTCAGGAGATCGAACTCCTGCTGGAGCTTGCGCGTGGCCTCGACCGTTCCGTCGATCTCCTTCTTCGCACGGTCGAACTTGATTCGGCGGATCCGCTCCTCGATCTCGCCCTCAGTCAGCGGAGCAAAGGCATTGCCAATCGCGAAGCCCATCTGCGCCATCGCGAGCGGGATCTTGGTCAGCGTATTTAGGAGCCCGTTGATAACGTCCTCGAAGCGAATCGCCGCCGCGATCTGCTCGTCGGAGAAGCCCATATCAGCGCCGGACTCGACCACCTTGTCGAGCCGCTGCCGCATCATATTCAGCGTGCCGAGCACCGCCTCGCCGCCGAAGGCGAGCTTCGTGATCTTCGCGATGCCCTTCGTCTGGTTCTCCAGCCGAGTCAGCGAATTCTGCACCGAGGCGAACGCAGCCCGCGTCGCGTCGACGGCCCTGAGCGTGAATGTTGCGCTAGCCATTTCGGTGCTGTGTTCGCTGTTGGTGGTTTAAGTAGGCGATCCAGCCGTTCATCTCGTGGGCTGGCATCTGGAGGACTTCGTGAGCGAACTTGCCGAGACGATCCGCGAGCGCGTAGACGGCGAGGAGGTCGGCACCAGCCTCGCCGCCGGCTAGTTTTTTAGCTCTTCAGCCTTCGGCGCATCGTCGGCCAGGATGGCGTTCGCCACTCGCGCGAGGACGTTGGAGTCCGCACGATTGAGCAGCGTCGCCTTGTCCTCGATGGTGAAGAACTTCTTCCCGTCCTCGCTCGTCGCCTTCATCAGAAGGATGTCGACGAGAAGCTCCATATCACTTTCGCGGCTCTTTTTGTAGAGGCGCGCCTTCTCAGCGAGCGTGACGGGAGTGGCGTGGATCGTCAGCTTCCACTCGGGCACCTCGATTCTCTTGGTCCCGAGGGAAGCGAAGTGTTCGCGAACTAGGTCAATAGCTTCCATCCTTCACCTCAGACCGTCAAAGTGGACAGCGCGCCGTTGCCCTCGATGCTGATCGATCCCTCGACCATTCCGTCGAACGCGGCGCTGATGTCGAACTTCGTCACGATGCCGCTGCCGGAGTAGTAGGTGGACGTCGACGCGATGCCCTCGGGATAGAGGTTCACGGTCACGGTCGAGCCGATGGTCAGCGCGATTTGGCCGGCATCGACCTCGTCCCAGTAGAGGTCGCCATTGACGCTCCAGGTCTTCAGCGTGGCCTTCCGCGTGCGGTAGGTGTCGCCGATGACCGAGTCCTCGACGACGTCGGAGGAGTGAGCCAAGGAGTAGTTGCGGAGCTCGCCGATGGTGGTCGACGAGATTTTGACGGTGCCTTCGCGGCCTAAGTGGTTCGCCATTTTAGTCGGTGGTTAAATAGATGCAGGAGAAGGTGTGACGAGCGACGCCCCAGCGACGCTCTTCGTCAGGCTCGATCACATAATCCACGCTTGTCAGAAGGAGGTCATCGCAGACGCCGCCCAGGGTCACGTCAGCCAGCACCGCGGCCTCGACCGCAGCCGAGCCCGTGTCGAATAGGTCGTCGATGATCGTCGTCGAGCCGGCCACCTCCGCGGTGAAATACTCGACCATCACTTGCAGCGTCCGGTACTGGGTCCGATTTGACGGCGCCAGCGTCCGAACCTCGACTTGCTCGTTGACCGCGTAAACCGCGGCCGACGGGAAGCTCGTTGAGGCAAGCGTGTTGTTGCGGCCCTTGAGGAGATTCGCTGTGGGCACGACGCTAGCCTGCGTCAGCTTGAGCCCGATGGCGTTGCGGATATTGGTGCGGGTACTCACGCGGCTTCTGGGATGGGTTGTGCGCCTTCGACGCGGGTGAATCCGAGGTTAACGGCCTTGCCGGCCAGCAGCCGGTCGACCTTCTTGAGCGTTGTCCTCGACCGAGAACTGATCGCTCCATCGACGATGCGTTGATAGCCAGGGATTTTGACCTGCTTATTCGTCGCGATCAGATACGGATTCGGCCCGAAGTTAGACTGCTGGCTGCCGGATTTGCTGCCGAAGCGATCCGAGAACTTCTTCCACTTGGCTCCGGTCACGCGCGCAGTTGGGATCCAGCCCGAGACCGTCCAGCCGACTCGGTCTTGGATCTGGCGGCGCAGGCTTGAATGATCCTCGACGTATGCCATCAGCATCTGATCGCGTCTAATCCGTCCGTAATTGTTCCGCGCCTTGCGATGCAGCGACGCGAGGTGCTCGGCCGACTCGACCATCGTGCGTCCGCCGAAAAAGGAGATGCGCGGGTTGCGCATCATCTGGTTGATCTTCTGCGTCTCGCGCCGGCGCACGAGCTTGGCAAGCGACTTGTAAATGCCGCCCTGCCCAGCCTTCGCATTCAGCTTGGCCGAACTTAGAGGCACCGCGAGGCGCCACATATCCGATCCGACGGCCGTCGTGCCCTGCTTGCGATTCTTCGGCGGCGTAAACTGGATCAGCGTCTTGGTAACGAACCGGCCCTCCTCCTTGATGATCGGACCAAGCTCCATCCGCGCGGCCAGCGCGAGCCGCGTCAGCGCAAACTCCAGCTTCGAGGTGTCGAACTTAACGTCGATCATATCACCTTGCAGACGTCGATCTCGCAGCCCGCGCCCTCGGCGTCGAACCGCACCTGCTCCACGAAGTAGGTCGTTCCCGCCCGCACGAGCGTCTGACTCTGCGCCGGCGTGCCCGTGACCGAGGAGGTCGTGAAGAACACCGTGAACTTCACGTCGTCCCGACGCTGATCCTCGAACTCGTCAAAAAGGTTCCGGCTGGAAGACCAGACGCCGGTGATCGTGCTGCCGAGATAGGAGAACGTGATGCCGGCTTGCTCCAAGATGGCGCCCTGGTCGAGCGCCAGCTGCACGGGATCGAAGTCGCGGACTGCGGCCATACTTAATCTCCAACTGTCACAAGTCGTGAGGCCGTCGAAAAGGCGTCATCCTGCGCGACGCCAGACGAGACGTGCCAGAACTCCTTTCGCACCGCGCCGGCGATTATGCACGGGGAGGAGTTGATCGTGAACATCTCCTCGGAGTCGCGGATGATGCGCGGAAGGTGCGCCGGCGACTTAGCTCGCAGGATCATCGTCTGCGGAACGCGCCAAGTCAGGAGCTTCGCCTCCTGCGTCTCGTCCGCGAGGAAGACAATCGGCCGCTTGGCGACGCGCCGGCAGGCTTCCATCAGCGCCCCGGCGTGATACTGCTTGCCCTGGCTGTAGCCGAACGGCGCCAGAAGGCAGATCTCGCGGCTGAAGCCGTAGTCCTCAAGCGGCGGCTGCTCGTCGATCAAATCGAACTCGGGCCGCTGGTTCAGTTGGGCGAACTCGGGGAAAAGGCCGAAGACGAAGTCGCCCCAAGGCTTGCCGCTGGCGCGGTATTCGTCGTAGCGGTGCGGCCAGATCTCGAACTCGAGCACGCGGCCGAAGCGCATCTTGTCGCGCTGCTTCGGATCCGAGGGCCGCACGTAGCTCACGCAGGAGAAGAGCCCCCAGTAATGCTCGAAACACTCGACGTAGACCGAATGACCTTGCCCTGCCAGATGCCGCGCAATCGGCAGAACGCGAATGATGTCGCCGAGGCGCTGGTGGTAGACGATGCAGATTCTCACGTCTTAAAGACCATCGTGAGAATGTTCGGCCAGTCACCATCATTCTTGCGGACCGCATCCTCCGGCGAGCCGATGAAGACCGGCCGAAGCCCATTGAGCGCCATCGCGTTCTTCAGCGTTTCCGGCGTGAAGTGCCAGAGATGCTCACCTGAGCGGCGGTGCTTCCAGCGGTAGAACCATTCCGCGCCGAGCGCTGGGTGATACCACGGCACAGAGACGATCACGCTCCTCGCCTTGAACCTCGGCAGCTGGTCAAAGTGCTCTAGCGAGTCAAAGAACGTCAGCACCGACCAGCGATTGATCTGCCAGTTTGGATCAATCTTCACGAACGAAGGCGCAGGATATGGGGAAACGTCGTAGCCGTAGCAATGGACCCAACCGCTACTGCGGTTGATCTCCCGCAGGAACGCGCCGGTGCCGTAGCCGACGTCGCAGACGGCCTCCGCGTCGGGAAAGAAGCGCCGAAACAGCGCAGCGCGAATCTTCGAGAGCTCTCGCTCTGGGTACTTCTCATAGCGCGCGACGTAGGCGTGATCGTACTGCGCGCGGATCGTGCGGTCGCGCGACATCAGCGCGCCGGTCGCCGAATCGACGACATACTCGGAATCGAAATTTAGGGCGTTGTCCATTTGGAATCTGCGTCTGGGTTGCGCTGCTTGAAGAGCTCGAGGCCGGCGTCGTAACGCTCCTTAGTGTTATTGTGCTGGTAGGTCGCGTCCCAGTTGCCCTT